AGCACGCGCGGGCCGCCGGTGCCGAATTGCCACATGAACGCGAGCTGCGAGCCGGCGTCGGAGGCGGCCTTCATGGCGACCTGGCCGGTGTCGGCCGGGTCCCAGAGGTTGTCGAAGGTGAACGAGACCGCGTCCTGCAGCCCCGGGACCTGCCGCTTCTGATTCCCGTGGATGGTCGTGACGTCGATCATGTTGTAGTTGCCGCCGCCGGACGACATCGACGTCGCCGTGACGATCGAGGTGCCGAACGTGATCTTCTGCGCCGTGCCGCTGACGAAGGTGTCGTAGCCGGTCGTGTTCTCGCCCTCGAGCGAGAAGCTGTCGGTCGCCTGATTCGAGACCCGGAAGATCCGGCCGTCCACCTGCCGCATCCCGGTGGCCGAAACGTAGATATAGTCGCCGTTGCTGTACCCGTGCGCCGTCGAGCTGACGACGCCGGGGTTCGCCTTGGTGATTGCGGTGATCGTTTTCGTCGCCGCGATCGCGGACTGCATCGAGACGGTGACGTTCTGCCACTTGTAGACGTTTGCCATGTTCCGACTCCTTTCAGAGCGCCACGTCCGGCGCGCTTTGCTTGGTCATGTACTCGCACTCGAAGGACATCGTCGCCCTACCGACCGGCCTTTCCGCGGTGCCTTCGAGTTCTATTTCGGTCCCGGTCAAAATGACCGACTTCGCCGCCGTTCCAATCCCGCCCGCGAGGGCGACCTCCACTTGCCTGCAGATCTCGTCGAGCGTGTCGTCCAGATCCGAACTCGCCTTCGTCACCGCCGCGACCTCCACGGTGAGCCTTCGGTCGAGGTCGGATGCGCCGATGGTCAAAGGCGTCGAGCTCTCCGTCTTCGAGTAGATCAGCAGGCAGGGCAGATTCGCGTCCTGCAACGGATACACCCGGGACTGGAATACCCGGCTCCCCGTCGTCGCAAGGCCCGTCAATTGCGTCGCCATTGCTTCGCGGATTTGCTGGCGGACGTGATTCGCCATCGGTCATCGCTCGGCAAGGGTCACCGTCAGGATACGACCCGTCGTGTCGAGGTCGAGGTTGACCACGGCGTAGTTGACGCCGCGCAGGAGTAGCGTGTCGCCGACGGCCAGGCCGGGCGCGGACGCCGCGTCGAGTTGTGCCATCGGCTCGTAGCCCGTGACGTCGCCGGACAGGACGGTGGCCGGGATCGGGTCGAAATTGACGTCGACCTGTTTCGTCCCGTTCCAGACGGCCGCCTCCGCGAAATCGGTGAAGAAGGCGGCCGTGTCCTCGACGAACATGGCTTGTTACGCGTACTGGTCACAGGCGAGCATCGTCACCGCGACCTGCGCCGGCCCCGTGGTGACGGTGCCGATGTAGCGCAGGTACGGCTTCAGCCCGGCCGAGTCGACGACCAGGAACTGCGAGCCGTGCCCCGTTGCCGAGGTGTAGGCCGCGCCGGTGATGTCGGCCGCATTGGTGCCGCTGCCGTCGTCGGCGTGCTGGAGCTTGCCGACGATCGAGCCGGTGACCGCCCCGACGTTCTGGGTCACGATCAGGGGTCCGTCGTACTTCGCGATGGCGACCCAGGCGCTGGTCGCCGCCGCGGTGTTCGCGGCGTCGGCGGAGGCGATCAGTTCGACCGCCGCGTAGGCCTTCGGGGAGATGTTAAGCATCCGTTTGCTCCTGCTTGCGCCGGCGCCCCCGGACGAGTTCGGGAACGCTGGCCGTGGTCAAAGGGCCGGGAGGCGCGGCGGGCGCGTCTGCCACCTGCTCGACCTTCCCCACGGCCTCCATTTCGGCCGCGAAGCCGGTCGGCAGGTCGACGACCGAGCCGGCCTCCTGGATGCGGCCGTCCACGATGAACGGCCGCTTCACGAGCACCCTCACGATCAGGTGATCGAGCTCGAGTAGCTGAACGCCGCGGCGTAGCGGATGGCGACGTCGCAGGTGTACCAGCCGCGGACCGCCGAGAGGCCGCGCGTGAAGTCGCTGTAGGGGTTCGTCATCAGCTCGAGGACGCCCCATTCGCCGAGGACGACGGACGGCCACCAGCCGAACAGCGCGGTCGCGCTCGCCATCTGATTCGACGCGACGGCCGGGAACCCGAACAGGGAGCCGTCGATCATGTTGCCCTGCCAGAGGCGGGTCGTGCCGGTGCTCGGCAGTTCCGGCCGCGCCATCAGCAGGGCGGCGACCGCCGGTGTCGTCACGTAGGCGCAGCCCATGCTGAGGGCATTGGCCGCCGCGACGTCCGTCTGCGCGTCGAGGACGCCCGCTGCCGCGAGCGAGGTGCCGGTGAAGGCGCCCACGCCCGAGGTGCCGACGATCCCGTGCGGCTGGCCGTTGGCGCCGGTGCCGCGGATGATGCCGACGTCGACCGCCAGCGCGATGTCGCGCGCGATCGAGTTGAGGACGAGCTGTTCCGCGTCCGGCGTCGACTGCTGGATCAACTGGTGCGAGAGTTCGGTCAGTGCCGCGACGTTCTTCGGCGAGAGCGAGACCTGGCCCAGGGTCGGCTGCGATTCGGTGATCTGCGTCGCCTCGTCGCTCAGCCAATAGGCCGTGTTGCCCGCGGTCATCTTCGGAACGGTGACGTTCCCGACCAGGCCCGACATGCGCGTGACGCCGAGGCGCAGGCCGACCGACGTGTTGCGCAGCAGGTCGATGAACGAGCCCGGCTGATTCGTCGTCGAGACGAGGTAGTTCGAGCCGCTCACGCCGGCGGCGTCCATGTCGCGGCGCCCGGACGCGAAGCCGGCGCGCATCATCACGTCGAGCGGGACGAAGAACGACGTCTCGCTGCGCGGGATGCGCGAGAGCTTCCGCGAGAGCTCGCGGTTGCACTCGAGCTCGAGGCCGGCCTTGGTCCAGTCCTTGTTGATGGCCGCGCGGATCGCGCGCAGCAGCGAGTACCGCTGCAGCTCGCGCTTCTCGAGGTCGAGGTGCGTCGGGCCGGAGGTGACGGCGGCCTCGGCGCGGGACTTCTTGATCTTCAGGATCTCGTCGGCGATGACGTTCCAGTCGGTGCCGTCGTGGATCCACTTGTTGGCGATGTCGGACTGGACGCCCGCCGCCTCGCACATATTGCGGACCGCCTTCACCCGCTCGTGTTCGATCTGCTCGACCGACCGGGCATCGGCCGTCTTCATTTCGACGGCAGCGGCCGCCGGGGCCTTGGTCTCTTCGGACATAGCTTTCGCTCCTTTCGCGGCGGTATCCGCCTTGGACTTGTCCGCGATGACGCGGACGTTGATTGCACCTTCTTCACTGCGGCCGATGCCGACCGACGGATCGGCCGGAACGGTGACGACGGACACTTCGAGGGGTTCCCAGTCGGTGGCCGTGTAGGTGTTGCGTTTCGCGTCCTCCTCGACCGTGTGCATCTGGTAGCCGATGGAGACGTTGCGCAGGCCGCCGGAGATCATCGACTGGATCTCCTGGGCGCGCTGCGTGTCGAACAGGTGGGCGTCGACGTAGAGGCGCCCGTCGCGCGAGCGCGCAGCGTCGACCATGCCGATCGGGTCGTTCCAGTCGTGATTGAACAAAAGCGGGACCGCGCGCGCGTCGATCCGTTGCGTGCGGATCGCGCCAGGAGAATGCGAGAGGATTTCGGTCCCGAAAAAGCGTTCGACCGGGGCCTCGGACGACGCCGGGAACGACAGGGCCATCGGCTGGCCCTGCTCGCGCTTGATGGTGATTTCCGCCGCCGGGAAGTCCCGCAGCAGGCGGCCGACCTTGAGTTCGTCGGGCATGGCTCTCCTCACGTTGCGACGCCGACGATCTTGAGCGCGCGCGCGGACTCCGTTGCGGCGGGCTGATCGGCTGCGTCCTCGGTTTCGGAATCCTCCGGCGGCGCCGCGGCGGCCTTTGGCGCGGGCGCGACCGGCTCGGCGACCTCGGTGTCGAGCACGATGTCCGCTGCCTCGAGCAGGGCCTTTTCGCGCCGCCGGTCGGCGATGATGTCTTCCAGGTCGGCGCCGTCGGCGGTTGCCGCGATGACGCGGGAGGTCGACGTCAGGCCGGCGCGAATGGCTTCCTTGTAGGCCTCGACTTCCTTGGTCGGGTCGACCCACGACCAGCCGCGCGGCTTGAACGAGACGGCCTGGAACTTTTCCGCGTTCGCGCCGTACTGCTGCAGCGAGATCTCCGGAATCGCGCCGGAGAGGACAGCCTGGTCGAGCCATTCGCGGTGCAACGGCTCGCGAAACGCGCGGATGAACCACTGCTGCAGGGTCCGCCATGCGTCGCGATCGTCGAGCAGCGCGAGCCGGGAGGACGAGTAGTTCGTCTCCGAGTAGTCGGCGGAGAGGCTGGCGTAGGAAACCGACAGTCCGGCCGAGACCTCGCGCAACATGTAGCGCAGGAATGCGTCGAGCGCCGAGTTCGGGCGGTTGGGGGCGTAGGCCTGGAATTTCTCGCCGGGGCCGAGCTTGCCGATCATCCCGGGAGAGAGCTCGAGCTGCTCGGTGCCGTCCGCCTGCTGCTCGCCGGCGGGTGCGTCGAGCTGATCGACCTCGATGAAGCCCATGTACGAGGCAGCGCCGCGGGCGGCGACGATCTCCGCCTCGGTGTAGCCGTCCATGTCGTTCAGTTTCTTCGCGACGGCGTGGAGCCAAGGTTCGCCGCGCGTCTGCGGCCAGCGGTCGATGATGCGCAGGTGGATGATCTGCTCGGCCGGGACGTAGAAGATTTGCGACGGGGCGACCGTGTCGAACCGCAGCTCGCCGGGATGCCGGCGGCGCAGCCAATAGCCGAGGGGGCGCCCGAACCCATCCACCTCGACGCCCATCCGGATCTCGGCGCCGGCGTTCTTCGGTGCCGGGAGGTGGATGTCGTCGGCGAGGAGTTCCGATTCGACGAGCTCGAGCGAGAGCGGGACCTTGCTCTCCCCGGCGGCCTGGTAGTGTTTCCGGATCAGCACCTCGCCCGCCTCGAAGACCTGGCCCATCGCGAGGCGCTCGAGGTCGGCGAAGTGGAGTTCGCCGCCGGTGTGGCAGGAGTCGGCGCGTGACCACTTGTTCCATTCGCGCTCGATCGCGTCGTTGATGTTCTGCGCGAGGTTGCCGCGGGTCGTCGAGACCTGGGCCTGCATGCCGATCCCGGTGCCGATGACGTTGTTCTGGACGAGGCGTTTC